TCTAATTCTTCAAAGGTGTGTTTGTTTTCCCATAATGGTACATTGTTTTCATCTAAGGCTGCGATTTTTAAGTGATGCCAAACTTCGCCACTACCACCATCTAGTAAAAAGCCGCTTAAATCTTCTTCATGTAGTCTTTGCATGATTAAAATAATAGGTACATCTCGACTATTTACTCTTGATCTAATTGTTGTGTTGTACCGATTGTTTATAAAACTTCTTTTAACTTCAGAAACGGCATCGTCAGGTTTTAGCGGATCGTCTATAATAATAGCCCCCCCGGAACCCGCTCCAAAACCGGTAATAGCCCCACCAGAAGCGGTAGCGTAAACACCACCGCCGCTATTGGTGTACCATTTCTTATTGCTTTGACTATCTTTTTTTAATTCAATAGGCCAAAGGCTTTGAAAAGAATCACTTTGTACGTATTCTTTAGTTAAACTTGAATTATCAAGCGCTAAAGCATCTGAGTAAGATAAATGTATAAATTTTGATTTTGGATTTTTTGCCAATGACCATGCAATAAACATTTTAACGGCAATTTCTGTTTTTCCGTATCTTGGCGGTATATTGATAATAAGGCGCGTTATTTCGCCATTAGCTACCTTTTCAAGGGTGCTGGCCAATTCTTTATGAAATTCTGCCACCTCAAACTTACTTCCCGTATTTTCTTTAAATAAATACCTCGTAAAAAACAATAAAGAATTTTCGCATTTTTCTTTAATAATTGCATCAATACTCATTGTTTAATATTTCGTCAATTTTATCTTTGGCTTCTTCAGACATTTTCCCGATTTGCATATTTGTTTGCACCTTCATTTCTGCTAATGCTTTACCAAAAGCGTAATCCCGAAAGTCGGCTAAAGCCTTGCTTCTTGTTTTGGAATTGCTCATTTCGTTAATTATTAAACGCAAAGCAAAGGGCTGTTTAAGATCTAATGCTATTAGTTTTAATTCTTCTTCTGGCAAATTAAATATAAGGCCATACGCTTCTACTAACTGAGTTTTAGTGAGGGCCTCATGCCCTTCGGCCTTTAGCTTTTCATTAAATTGCGCAAATGATTTTTTAGGTACGCCTTTTTTATTAATGTTTTGAGGGTTTTTATCAAATCCATTAGTGTTTACTTTTGGGTGTTCATTTATTTTCCCTCTGCCTCCTGCCATATTCAGTTGTTTTTCAGTTGTTTAATTGCTATATTTTATTGCCGCAAGTTGGGCAAATTTCTTTGTCTTTTATTGATTTAATTGGTACTAATTCTTTCATGGTTTTGTTTTATGTTTAGAGTAAAGGTAAGTATATAACTCATAAATCTTAACTTGCAAAGTTTCATTTGTGTAAGATTTTTCAGATTTTGTAATAATTCCCATTTCATCAACCAACAAAAATATACCGGAATTTGTTGGCTCAGGCAATATTTTAATATTGTTTTGAATACACCAAACCATTGACTTAATTTCTAAAGAAGAAGGTTTAAATTGCGATATTTTTTTTCTTTTAGCCATTTATTTTACTGCGGCTTGATTAAACAAAATATGTAAAACGCCAATAAGTATTGCCAATTGTCTTTCATCTTCATAGGCCATGCAAATTGCCGCTATTACAACCATTAAAGTAACTATTGTTTTAACTTTATTTTCCATCTTCAATATATTTTTGGTGCAATTCTATTCCTATCTCAATACCATCTAAATAAGCATTGCCTTCTGTTATTGTAAACCCATTAGGAAAATAAATATTTAATAAGGCTTCTTGGTGTGTGTCTGTTAATAACATGATGTTTTGTTTTAGTTTGATGTTTATTGATGCCGCTAAAAAGGCAAATCATTTTTATTGTCTATTTGTGGAACGTAAGCCGGTGTAAAAACTAGCGCGTCAAATCTCACATCACCTACATTTAAAGACTTGTAAACACCACCATTTGGAAAATCAGGCGCTATATTAAAGCTGCCAAGGCCGCCGTTATCCTTTCTTTTTATTTTTTCAACATAAACCTCAACCGCATCGCTACCATATTTTGTTTTATTGCCAATATGCCTAAAGCAAATTAAACCATTGTATGCTTTATTAAAGAAATCTGCCGAACCGCTAATATCGTAAAGAGTTGGCTTTTTATACTTGCCCTCATGGCTTTCTATTTTTCGCGGGTGCGCCACTAAGAATAAATGAGTGTTTGTTTGTTGGCAAAATTGAGTTATTTGGCTCAAAGCCTTCCCAATGTAACTATGATCTCTTTGATCGCTATGATCTAGCATATTCCATGGGTCTATGACTAATACATTAACGCCTTTTTGAAAAACTAAATCCCGGAAATGATTTAAAATAGCTTCTAAAGTTAGGTTTTTAAGGTCTATTTTGACCCAAAAAAAATGATCTTCTATAAAGTCTTTAGTATTATTAAGGTCTTTTGTTGTACAATTTCTTTCGTTTAGCTTGTTAGCAATTCTTTTTATATGACCTTCATAGGGCCAACTTTCAGGGCTAAACATTGCAATTCTAAAATCATAGTTAATAGCTAAATTTACAGCTATCTGGTCTATAATGTCAGATTTTCCTGCGTTTGGAATTCCGGTTACAACAGTCCATTCACCAAATGACATTTTAAAATAATCGTCACTTTCTCCAAGTTTGATTGAGTAGTTTTCAATTCCCTTTTCGTTGAATCGCAAAACATTATCCCAAATATCTGAAACATTTAGCACACCTTCTAGAGGGAAGTTTTTAGCCGTTTTAATAGCGTTTCTTAGTTCTTCTGCTCCTTTGCCTACTAAAACCTCGTTAGCATCTTTAAACGTGCCGAAATCAACGTATTTGCACCTATAATGCCCAAACCTTCTCGCTAATTCGTTTCTAAGCTGTAAACCGGCATCGTCATTGTCGGTACAAATGATAATTTCTTTTTTATTTTCAAAGTATTGCCAGCAATTATCTAAATATTCTAATCGTTGGTTTCCTTTACTTGCGCCATTAGGTACTGAGCAAACAGAATAAAGGCCAGCTTCGTGCATGCTTAACGCATCAATTTCACCTTCTACTATGTAAGTCTTTTCATTGTCTTTTATGCTATCTAAGCCATAGAATATAAGTTCAGCGCCAGAAACCATTTTAAAATTCTTTGCTGCATCTCTATATTTTACATTTATTAATTTGCTATCCCGGTAATAATTAAAATTTACTGTATTTCTATTTTTTTTAGCTTGGGGCATATACACCTCACTTTCGCCAATTTTCCAATAAGCCAATGTAGCTTCGGATATGCCTCGGCTTTTAAACCAATCTTTTAGTTTATCGCCAATTTTAAGTTCAATTTTTGGCGGTGCAATAAATTCTTTTTTTTGTTTGAAGATAACAGAACCACCAAAGCCGCAATTGTGGCAATTGTAAAATCCCTTTTCAATATTAACGCTTAATGAATCGTCGGATTTGTTTTTTCTAGTTGCATGACATTCAGGGCATTTAGTTTTGACCTCACCAGAAGTGCGGTTGTTTAATTTTATTCCTAATTCTGCAAACTCGTTTAAATACATAATTTTTTTTGGTTTAGCTAAAATAAAAAATTATTTTCAATTTATAGTGTTAAATGCAAAAATATTTTAATTAAAATAACTCTATTTGATTTTCATTTTCTTTTTTAAATATGCCCATTACTGTTTCTAATATTGTTTTTCCTGCTTCGTAGTCTACCAGGTTTCTGCCTATCTTAACTTTGCTTTGTGTTCCATTGTAGTTAGATAAATCTATTTTATGAAATTTACATAATTCTTGCAGTTCATTCTTTGTTTGTGAAATAGCAAAACTCCTATCTTGTAGGTTGTTTGGTAAATTAAAGTTTGTCCAATATAAATGTCTACCTCTTTTTTTTGCCTCTATTAGCGGAATGTAAAATGGTATGACATTTTCAACCACATATTTTCCTTTAAAATAATGCTGTAAAAAAAGTATTTCTTCATATAGCTTCATGTCTGGAAATACAGCTTTTGTAGTTGTATCATAGTTGCTACTGTTCCAATATCTTGCTCTTGAGTGTGTAGGACAAGGTGGGCTTGACCATATAAAATCAAACTTTTTATAGTGGTCTAATAAATATTGGTGTGCATCGGCTACAATTACCGTATCATTAGGGAATCTTTCTTGGTAAAGTCTTGCTAATTCAGGGTCAAGTTCTACGGCAGTCACTTCTATTTCTGTAACTTCATCCCATTTGTATCTATTCCCACCTAAGCAAGCGTATAAATTTAATATCTTCATGATTATTTTTTTATATAGTTAAATATTTCGCTAATATCTTCATTTGTTTTTTATATAGTTAAATATTTCGCTAATATCTTCATTAGTAAATCCTAAATTTTGGCGCATTATAAATTGGTTAATTGTTTCGCCATTTTGTAATACGCATAAAATCTCGGTTGATCCATCGCCAGCCTTTATAATTTTCCATTCAGCCGCCTTTTTAATTTTAGCCATTGCGGTGGGTTTTTCAATTTCTTTTTTTATGGCCCTAAACTTTGCTATAATACTATCAATTTTTCTTAGGCCGTTCTTGGGTGTTTTTAACGCCGGAAGTGAAAGAACATTGGATTGCCAAAAAGTATCGTTTCTGGCCCATTGGATTGCTAAATAAACTTCTCTTAAATCATAACCGTTTTTGTCAAAAAAAGAAAGTGTTTTTTTCCATGTTTCAATTTGTGCTTTGTTTTTTGGTAAAGTGTTTTCGCCTTTAAATAAAATAAAAATATGCGAATAGGCGCTTTCAATTAAATCTGAAAATTTAGCTTCCGAAAAATTTTTATTTTTTGGTTGGTCTTTCTTATTAATTGTATTTATAGTATTTGTATTTATATCTTGTGCATTTTCTAAATACCCC